TGTTTTAAGTTTTGCTCTTAAAGTAGTTAATTTTCCTGAGTTCTTTTTGTCATTCAGGTGTATAACAGTGTCATCCATTGTTTCTCCTAATACCTCATCAATAAAGATAACTTGGTTACCTATCTTTCTTAGTACTCCTGCAGATACCATTGTCTCGATTTCTGCTTTCAGTTCTAAGTGCTTATCTTGACATACTTTGATAAACTTCTTAGGTGATTTTTCCTTAATATCATAGAGTAAGTTTTCTACTTGTTCTCTAGTCAAAGTTTTAGGATCAATACTTCCTAATAGTCTAAACACTCTTCGCATTTGTTTTTCATCAGTAGATACTTTGATAAATGCCTTGTCAGCATCTTTCTTAACCTGAATATCATTATTACGCTTCATATCCTTCTTAGCCAGATCTTGAATGTAAAAACGCTTGTTTGAATCTGCGTTCATTTCTTCTTCTGTTAATGCTACGTGAGGATGCTTCAATGCAAAATTATATTTGATAAAATCCGTAATGTCAATAGGAGATCCATCTTCTGTCTTTCCTACTTCTAGTTCTACACCTTCAAAGCCTACTGGTATGGTAAATTCCGACCAGAATTTTTTGGTGTGTTTTGGCCACTCCATGTGACCGCCATCTACATCTAACATACCATCTAAATATTTCTTCTCGTCTTGTGGACTAAAAGGTTTTAGTGGTTGTCGATTTACATACACGCTACTTAGTCTTCTAATAGCGCTTGCGTTAATTTCCTTTGGCAAATGATTATTAATCGATTTTGCTCGTAAATAAACTTTTTTACTCATAATCTAGTACTTTTAAAGTGTTAATTAGTGGATGTAAAGTATAACTCTCCAATATTTTAATAGAAGAAGTGGGGGCACTAAGCCCCCACGACCTCAACCAAAAACCAATATATAGACTTGCGAATGCTCGCCTCTTTTAACTCCCTAAATTAGGAAGCTACACATTGAATATCCAACGAAGTATCAAATCTACGTAAGCAGATACCCGCTGTCTTCAACATGTGTACACTTGCACCATCAACGTCTGATGCTCTTGCGTCTGAGCCAGAGAAACCTCTAGGAACTACAGAACCTGCAACACACCAACGCATCATCTCACGACCTTTCTTAGAGATCATTGTAAGATTAGCTTGTCCGTCATAGTTAGACTGGTCTACAAATACCATACGGTATGACTCTAATGAGTAACCAGTAACTGGGTGCTTTCCACGAGCCTGTGCAACAGGACCATGATCAAATAATGGTAATTTAACCACATTGATTACGTGTCCATCCACATGCTCGTAAGTAGTGAAGTAACCAGTCAATCCTAAGTTACGTCCGCTACCTGTTATAAATCTATTCTCACCACCTACTTTGAAAGTGTTAGACGAGAAGTGAGACTTAAGTGCTTCATCAAATTCACGAGCTCCACCTGTACCTGTGTACAATGTAACTTGCTTTTGATTAGCATCTGTCATTTGATAGAATAAGTCACCAATGATGTTTTTCAACTTAGTTTCAGTCATAGTTGAATAAGTATCAGTGTTTACGATCTGCTCGAATAAACCAGGACCTACAATAACAGGCTGTCCATTCTCATCTTTCATAAACGTGTTACCGTTTGCATCATAAGTTTTTTGTCCGTACCAGTAGTACATCTCACACTCTTCTTTAAAGTCAAGCATGTGCTGATACTCTTCATAATCCATCCAAAGGTTAGTAGAACCACCACCTTTAGTTGGTAAAGTAAACTCAGCTACATAATCTTTAGCATGTCCTGACATGTGGTAAGATTTACGTACTGTAGTAATTTTGTTTCTCACTTTACCTGGTGCTTGCCAGTTAGAAGCGTTACCTCTAGAGAAGTCAACACCTACTGGAGCATATAGTTGTGCCCAAAGATCACCTGCAGTAAAACCTGAAGTTAATACTGTAGCTGCCGCTGGATTTACTAATTGTAAAGTGTATTCCCAACCAGAACCACCTACATAAGGCTTAGGTTCTGCCATAATACGTGCTAGTTCACCCGCAGAGTTTACTAATACGTAAGGAAATACAAATCGTTTATCAGGGAATACCAACGTAAAAGTTGATCCTCCTTGTCCTAAGTTAGTGCCCGCATTTGTCACAGCCAATGGACGAGTTCTCAATTTGTGGGTTGCCACACGATATTCATACTCTAATCTGTCGATTGATTGAACGTTACCAGCTCCTTCAGTTAAGAAAGATAATGGGAAACGCTTATCATCCTTACCAGACAAGTGTGTGATAATCGGAGAAAGTTCAGTTGGTTTTGACAAAAGAGCATTTGCCAGACTGTTCATGTCTGTCATTTGTGAATCATTATAAAACGTCTTTTGAACGCTTATATTTGTTCCTGTTAAGCTCATAATTATCTAATTTTATTTAAGTTAAGTTGCATTTTAAAATTGCCATTTTTAATTAAAAGTTAAGATCTAAATCATCTAAGTCTACTTGCTTACTCTTGCGCCTTGACGCTTTTCGTGCGCTTTTAACTCGCTCTTCATTTCTAGAAATTCTATCTCTCAACGATTTAGCATTTGATGTCTTAGCTTTCTTCTCTACCAATTTTGATAAATCAAAACCTTTGTACATTAAATAATCAATCGCGAGTTTAGTTTCTATTTCTGCTCCTGCGTGATCTAAATCTCGCTGTGTCCTACCATCCTGTGACACTGGTCGAGAGAGGTATTCAAAAAATTTGTTTTTCTCTCTCTTTGGAACCGTAATGCCTGCAAACTCATCTGTTTCTTCAATAGTTTCATACACACCATTCCAAAATTCTTCTTGCTGCTCTTGTTGCTGTTGTCTTTCTGCTTTTCTCTGCTGTACTAGCTGAGCTCTACTATTCTCTTGCATCTTAGACAGTGCGCCTTGTGCAGCTTTTGCTTTATCTAATAACTTGCCGTTATCCTGGTAATCCTCAAGCAGTTCATTTATAAACTCTTGTTCGTGACCTTTTGTGGCAAAGTAATCAGACAAAATAGCTTTTTGACTTCTTACATCGTCTTCTGCAAGCTCAACCTTACCGTAATCCAAATTAGGATCATAAGCTTGCATAAAGTCTTGAGAGTCTCCTCCGTTAAGAACGTATTCAAGATGATCTTTAACTAATGGAAAGTTTTCAAACAGATTATCTAACTGATCTTCTGCAATTTGTTTTCCTACATCTTGAGTCATAGCTAACAAACCTTCTGTCGTATCATCATACTCTTCGTCAGTTTCATATCCCAACTGGTCTAGTATTTCAGATACTACTGTATTAGCTACAGGTTCTCTATCATCATCTTCATCCTCATCTTCATCGTAGTCTTCGTCTTCATCTTCATCCTCTTCGTTATCATACTCCTCTTCTTCCTCTACGTCTTCAGACTCTTCTAATTCTTCTGCATCCGCGTCAAGCTCTTCAGCTTCATCACTTGGGTTGTCTATTGCGAGATCGTCTGCTACTTCTGAGCTTTCTGATCCTCCTGTAATAACATCGTCAAATGAAATATCATCCAAACCGATGCCTTCTTCTCCTGGTTCTATCATAATCTATATATTAATTTTTTACAAAAATAGTTAATTATACAAGTAATATCACATACATATAAGTTTTTGGATATGTCTTTATTATATATCACTTGCGTTTCTTTTTTCTAAGTTTTTTTCTGTATCCTCCATATCTATTTCCAGCAATCAGTTTGCCTTCTGGAGTTAATGCTTGCTTAATTGTGCTGACTCCTTCAATAACTTTGCCTCCGACGTTCTTTGCTGCTTCTGGCGTAGATTCAACTAAATCAGTGTCTGTAAATTTATTAAGTAGCTTAGTTCCATATTTAACCAAAGGATTTTTATCACCTAATAAAGATACAGTTCTTAAAGCTGCACTATCATAATCTTTATCATACAAATCTTTACCTATCTTAAATGTATCTTTAATCTTTGCTAGTTGAGGAACAACATCTGTTGCTTTCTTAAAAGCTTGAAGCCTGTTATCCACAGTTCCTTCACCTTTAATCTCACTTTGCGCTTGATTGGCTATAATACCATATGCTTGCGGAACCGCCATACCTTTCATTGTATTATATGTTCCTGATAATAAACTCCCTGTTTTTGATTTAGCAGTTTGCATTAAAGTTTGACCAGCAGGAGATTTACTCATAATATTAGTAAAATCTGTTGCAGCTTTAGTTCCATACCTTTTTATAGGAGCTATTAACTTTTGGGCAGTTGGTTTTAATATATTTGTATAAGCAGATTGTGAACCTGATCTTACTAACTGTTGACCTGCATATCCTAGCCCTAACTCTGCCCCTATAATTCCAGCGGTCGGTAACCCTAAAGTTGCTAAAGCAACCTTTTCTCTACCGCTTTGTTGAACACCTCGTATTACAGGATTAACTTCTTGTGCATATGCTGCGGATTCTAAGGTAGAAGGACCTGAGCCTCTCTCTGTTACAATCTCTACCTCTGGAAGCATTTGCATATTAAGAGTTGGTTCTCCCTTTTCATCATAAGTAGTGCTAGCTACCCTGCCCTCTTTATATGCTTTGTTATATTCTTTACTTCCATATGTAACATAATCCATGTCATATGGAGTAACTTGGTCATTACCTCCTTCTTGAAACTTCTGTGGATATTTTGGTTTGTACCCTCCGCTCTTTCTCTTACGAAGTGCTGGTGCTACATCTTTATACTTTTCTGCAAAGTATCTTGCATCTTGCTCACGATCAAACTTAATAGCTTCATCTGTTCTAGGACCTGTGTATTGTAAACTACCACCTACATCTTGTATGTTTGGTATAGCAGACTTACCATAGCTACCCATATGATGAGTTCCTGTTCTACCATCACCAAAATCATATGATTTATCAGTTGGCTTTATCATTCGAGATATGGCTGGGTTATTGCCAAATTCATTTTCCATGGCAATCTTTGCTTTCATCATACCCGTCATACCTTCATTACTTGGTATAGCTCTAGGACCGTCTGTTCTACGAGGACCCCCATCTTGAAAAGTTTTAAGTTTTAATGCCCTTTTAGTTAGCTTAGTCAAACCTCTTACAAGTTTATTAGAGTCTTCAGGAGGTTGAATAAGATCTAATATGTCGTCTTTAGTAAGACCCATCTTTTCTCTATACTTTTTTATTCCAGAAAGATCTTGCTTAGCAAGAATTTTAAGAGCATCAGTAGCTCCAAAATCTTCATTTTCAGACATTGCTTCTGTATATGGAGAGCTTAAGGTATTTATAAGTCGTGTAAACTCTTGGGCTTCTGCGTCAGTAAGAGTGTCTAATTTAGGAAGTATCTTATCCATAGCTTTAAAGATTGGAGCATTAGAATACTCTTTACCGCTTTCAGATCTGTAATCTGTGTTTTTCTTATCTTTAAAATTTTCGTAATTTGTTAAAACATTTCTACCTACATACTCTTCTTGATCAAGATTACGATAATCCATCAGACGACTTAATTTGTATTCCTTTAAAGGCATTCCGAGATATTTTGCATCTCCATAGTCGTCCGCTAAGATTGACTCTAACTGATCTTTGTATACCAACTTACCATCATACTCTACATAGTTTTCGGGATCTGCGCCACTAAAATCAAAAAATCTATCAACGTTATAAGAATCTTTTACTACATCTAGATTTTTAAAAGCATCAAAAGTTCTTTTGGATACAACTGCTTCTTCGTCTTTACCTGTAGGTTGCTCAATATTCTCAATACTATATTCTCTAGGATTAGGATCTTTAGTACCACCCTTTTCCATTTTCTGTATAAGCATACCTTCCGCTGGTCCTGATGGTAAGTTTCTCAGACCAGGAGGTGCACTTTGATAAGATTGTACTAGATGTCCTTGATTATCTTGTATAGGAGGTTGTGCGCTTGCAGGATTTATTCGTGGAGGAGATGCTGGGGGTACAGGCATTTCAGGCATCTGCTGCTGCATAGCTACACCTTCAGGACCTTGCGGCTGCTGTTGAGGTTGTAGAATNNCAGCA